GAATTAAAATTTAATGTAGTCAAGTCTCCTGATCCATCATCGGTGCTTACAACATGATAAGTAACCTGAGCCGTAGTTGTATTAAAAGAACAAATCATATCACATTTACCTGTATCAGACAAAGTAAAAGCAGGGTCATGTATAAACCAATATATAGTTTCGTTGGCGCTATCTTGGTAAACACCAATAGCTCTAGCTGACGCACTTAACGAAGTTTGATCTAAAAAAAATAATTGAGTGAGTTGTGTGTTTCCTTTAGCATTTTCTACCGAACCAATTTCAGACGCCTCAGTTGAACCTAATCTTACATTAAGTGCATCTTCGTATTCGCCATTTGGTATAAGCCTTTCATCAAGGCTTTTATTCATACGGCCAGCAATAAAATTTCTTTGCGTTCTTGCCATTTTATTTTAACCACTTGTTTTCACCTCTTAAATTCATCAATAGTCTTCCTGGGTGAATATTACTCAACCGTATTTTTGCATTACGCAATAAAGATGTTTTGTCTTTTCTAGCTCTGTTTATTATATATTCTTGTACGCCAAATTTGCTATTTAAGATTGCATATTTAATGTAAGCATAAATATAGTCTTCAAATAATTTATTAACCGTTACTTGGGAATCATCACCACCTTCCATACCGTCTGATATGTATTCTAAAATACACTGCTCATTTGCCATGGTGGAATTAAAATTTATAACCCCTGCTTTTTTATCTATTGTAAAAGTGGGATTTATGTTGGCTGTTTCTGTATTAAGACCATAGCGAGCTCCTATAAAAGTGTCGTAATAATCTTCGTTATAGGGTGGATTATTATCTTGGTCTAAATTAGCTTGATTTAAATAAATACTATTTAAAGATCCATCGGTTCTTGCAGTATCAAGACTTGAAGTTTGTGTGTTAACATTATCGTCTGAGTCATAAGTAAAAGTAGCTGTTGCTGATTGAACATAGGAAAGCGCTGACTGCACTTGGATGTTTTCAACTAAGGGTCTTATAGTGTTGTTTTTAAATAAAGAAATACGAACCCAGTTTATGTAATCTGAAGGTAAAACAAATCTTAGATCTGAATAAATCGTTAATTGTAATGATTTAATTTCTTTAAAAGCATCATAGTTTAATTCTTGTATACCACGTTTAGCGTGAAACAATATCTTATATCTTTCTTCGTTATTTATTTGTGAGTGGTTGCCATCAAACATTAATAAAAAATTGTTGACTATATCTGTCAAACTTATGTACTGGTAGGATCCCCAGTTTAAATTTGTTGGAGTTACACCATCATTTGTATAATATTTTTTCTGATCTATATATCCCATAATTATTGTTCTTGATTCTGAGTTTGTTCTTCAACTTGTCCAAATTTAAACACATCTCCCTCCCTTATAGAGATACCTGCATACTGAAGTATCTTAGACACCAAGTCATTAGCATCATCTATAGGTAGTTCAAAGTCTTGGTAGTCGGCTTGACTTTGATCAAAAACCGGATCACCATTTGATATAGTCGTAAAGGTCCATTTTGGATCTTTAGGATACCTAATATATTGAGCTACAACTTGACCCATTGATGAAACTGTAGAAGGAAACAACGATACGCTATTAGCTTCTTGCGTGTACGCAGGGTATGTCAGATTAGGTGTAGTTAACAAAGAATTATTTAACATTGTTATTTTACTGTTACTCACGAGCTCCGCTTCAGCCGTAAGGTTGGCATCGTCATATATTTTGTAATTTTTTCCAGTTGACGTTATAAGGGTTGTGTTTACTGTAAGAGTAGTTGAGTTATTAAAAGCTGTAATTAAAGCTGTAGTAACCACGTTGTTATTTAATACTATGGCTACTTTTTTCCCAACCAAGGCTGAAGTGAAAGTAGCAGCTGCATCAATAAGTTCGTTACCCGCACTTGCTCCTGCCACAGCCGTATTAGTTCCAGTTGCCGTTACAGTAGAGTATATTAAAACTTTATTTAATAGATAATAATCAAAACCAGTTGTGGCAGTGGAAGGCATTGTATAAACATTACCTAAACCAGAAGGAGCTACAGTTGTAGAAGTGGTGTAAGTTTGAGCTAATGACGAAGTAGCGGAAAAGGTGTCAATAACCTCTTCATACCCTTTTTTTATGTCAGCATATCCTGTACCTGACAGTCGTGCATTTTCTTCATTTATTTGTTGGTTGTATTGAAAAAAATATTCATCAAACAAATCTAGTTGTGCTTGTTTAGCAAATAAGTTAAAATCATTAGGAGATAAATAACCGTAGTTGTTTTTATTTATAATTGCTAAAACTGTATTTCGTACAGAATTTATCATTGTTATTCTTTTACACAAAGATAAGTAAAAAAAAAAGAGGTCAATTTTTGTTGACCTCTCTTAGATTATCGACTAAAACGAGTTTTATGAAATCGTTGTTATCGCTTGACTTAAAGTCACGTTAATGGTTGCTTCAGTATAACTTTGTCCCCAAACAGTTACAAGAGCGGATTCGATAGCCGTTTTATCTGCGGCAGTCATATTCCCTGAACCTGCTAAAGTTATTTGCTTGTCCTTATAGTTCAAAACAATATTGTTTGTAACTAATCCAACGTATAATACATCACCTCCAAAAACATAATTTCCAATTACTAAAAATTTATTCATAATTTCTAAGATTTAAAAGGTGAATGTAAAGGCGTTTACCGTTTGGCTCAATCCCGGTATACTGTATAATACTTGAGTCCATTTTTGTTGTTGAGCACTTTTAATAACACCGAATACGGTGTCTACGTCTGCTTGTACTAAGGCCGAGCCTGACGCAATTTTACTTTGAGAACTATCAATGTAATCGATTACAATATCATCTGAACTATCTAAATAGCAAGATGCTACATCTTTTACAGAGAACTGTTCTACTCCACCGCCAACGGTGATACTTGCATACTTGTTCATAATAAAAAATTTTATGTGTTAAAAAGACAAAGATACGTAAAATTAAAACGCACTATTTACATGTTCTTCGCTAGACCCGATAAATGTTTTAATGCCTCCAACCCTTCATCACTTTGAAAAAATGAAGCTATTATATACATAGGGTCTTCTTGATAAGGTACATTTAGCATTTTCTTTTTATTAGAAGGAGTATTAAACCACACTTCTTTATTGCTGTTTCTAAACTGTAATAATCTTTTATCAAAAAACAATTGAATTTCAGCATTTAATTTTAATGCAGGATCCTTAAGTAGTAAAAGAAAATCTTTTGGTTGGTTTTTAGCAAACACCAAAATATCTCTTCTCAACTCTGCTGTGGTAATTTTTGTTACATCTACCTGAAACAATACTCGACCAATGTTTTCCACTTGGTCTACCGTAAGTTGACGTGCTTCAATTAGCGCATCTACTTCTGCATTTAAGTCTTCAACAATTTGTGCTGCATCTTTTGCTTTATCAACCTCGACATATACTCGGCCATTACCAGGGTGATAAGATAAAAATTTCTGTAAGACTTGGTTTTCTTTACGGACAGTTAAAAATCCGTTTTCAAATACAATAGGCTCTAATATTGCGTTATTATCTTGGTCTTCCTGGAAAGGAGAGTTTTGATTTCTTGCATATCTTAAAGCTTTATTAGTTCCTGTTTTTTCATCAAACCACAAAAGAGGAAATCTTTGTGTATGTCTTGATGCTAAAATTAAAGATAGGGGCGCTGTTTCGCGCGTGAGTTTGTAGATTTTATCTACGTATTTAGTAGTAGTTTTCATTAGATTAGATTTAATTTAAAATTTATAATAATAATGGGGGCTTTTACACCCCCATTAAATTCACTCTATTACTCTTGGAAGATAAAGAAGTTGTTAGCACCTAAAGTACAAACAGCTCTTTCAGATAAGAAGTTAACTTCCATAACATCTTTTTCAGAAGTTCTTGCACCACCAGCAGAACCAGTAATCCAAGTTTTGTAACGTCTGTCTTCTGTTTCAGAAGCTCTATATCTAACATGTAAGAAAGGTCTTTTAGCATTTTTACCAAGAATTTGGTCATAAACACTAGTTGATCCAGCTGGCACAAGAAGTCCGTTTACACGTCCTGATCCTGCTCCTGTTGGAAGTCCACCTCTCATAGTTGGGTCATTTAAGTATTTCCAGTCAGTCTTGTAGAAGTCATAACCTCTTCTGAATCCTGAAAAACCTAAGTTTAACGCCATCTCTTCGTCATTATCAAAAAGACCATATGAAGTACCACCCGCTCCGTAAGAGTTTTGGGCAGCTAACATATCATCAATATCAAAAGCAAATTGTCTGTCAACGAATAATACGTTTTCTTCTATTGCTCCTTGCTTGTCTAAACGACTAATTACGTTGTCAAAGTCAGCTAATACTGTTGGGTTTCCACCGTCCCAGATATTACCTCTTTGTTGTACAGCGTAGAATATACCATCAGATCCAGCACCAGGATCTGCAGCAGCTCCTGAACTACCTAAAATGGCAGCAGCTCCTGAGTTTTGCTCAGCTGGTACAGCTTCAATCATCGCTGTTTCTAAATAGTCATCAAATCTAAGTCTTGTTTCATGCTCAGATTTAAGGTACCAAAGGTATCCAGTTCCACCGTCTTCAGTTGTAATTTCAATCCATCCAATTTGAGCCATGTCAGATCCAGATACATTGTAAGTATCCTTGATGATAATTGGCTTATTGTCAAAGATGAAATCATTTGATTCAAGAGAACCGTCCATTCCGGCTGTTCCTTTTTTAAATTCTGATCCATAAATAAATACTGTAACATCAGCATTACCTACTCCAGTTCCTGCAGTTACTAAACCACCTGCTTCGTAAAAGTCAGCTGTAAACTGTCCTCTACCACCAGCGGCATTGTTAACAGCACTTACAACAGCTTTGTTAGAACCAGATCCGTCGTTTTGTACAATTACTACAGTTTGTCCAACTCTAATAACTTGTTCTGCAGCTGTTGGGTCTAGTACGTCATTAACTTGAAAAGTTACTTGATCAGCTGCTCCAGCTCCGCCAGATCCAACATTAGTGTATTTAGTATGTAATCTACCTTGCTCCGCCCATTTGATAAGGTCAGAGTTAGTAGGCATCTCAGCTCCTACCATACGTAAGAAAGAAGAGATAGTTCTGTTACCATAACGCTCGAATTCTTTTTCGTATGTGTCTGGTAAATATTGGTTCAACCAATCAAAATCTGCATTGGTTAAATAATTTTGAGCTGTAGGAGTTCTTTCTGAACTCGGCGTTAGCGCAAAAGTTGGTGACGTTTTTACTTGTCCTGCCATGATTATAAATTTAAATTAATATTAAGTTCTTTTTATACTTTTAATTTTTAGCCCATTGCTCGAAGGCGATGAAACTGATTTAACTTGGAACCCTGATTTAGCAACCGACTCCGGTGTATTGCGCTCAGTCATATTAATATTTTTTGTTTTACGCATTACATCTTCTGTGGCGCTAGATTTCCCTTGCTCATAAAAAAACTGAGCAAACTTTTCGGGGTTCATAGCTATAGCTAAAGATCTGTGGTATCCCTCTGCATCTTTTAAAAGTCCTTGATCATCAATAAATTTATTAACAAAATTCATTGGTGTCTCTTGAGCTTTCCTC